TACTTCACCAAGGCAATCCTTGGAATGCAGGCTATCGCCACGGAAACGTGCGACAAGATCAGCCGGATCGCGAGCGGCATCGTGTACTACGGCCGCGCGCTCGTGCAATCCCGCTTGTATGACGGCGTGTGCCGTCTGCCGCGGGCAAACAAGTTCGTGATTTCGATCACCGGCTCCATGAGCGCCGGGCATGTCGTCACCGCGATTACGCACGGCAAGGCGAAAAACGGCGAGGTGGACGCTTCGACAGCGATCACCACCGTTTCGACCGCCTTCACATCCAGCCTCACCGCAACGCTCGCGCAACACGCCGCGGATATCGCTGCTGCCATTGCCGACTGCTATTCCTGCGTGGCGGTCGGTGGGACGACCATCACCTTCATCGGCGACTGCGACGATGTGACCGCCGTGTCGACTTCCTTCACCGGTCCCGGCTCGGGAGACACCGCCGCGGCCACGACTGCCATTACCACGCAGGACGCCGCGGGCGACATCATCGGGGTTTCCTACCTCGACCAGAACCGGCAGCAGCAGATTTCCGGCAACACCTATTACATGGACCAAGAGCCGGTCAACATCATGCGGAAGGGCACCGTGTGGGTGTACGGCGAGGAAGCGGTCCTGCCCGCATCGACCGTGTACGCCCGCTTGCTCATCAACACGAATTACGCGGGCTATTTCGGCAAGAGTTCCGATTCGTCCAAGTGCGTCGAGTTGGTCGGGTCGAAGTTCCAGCAGTCCATCACGACTGCCGATCTCGTTCCGTTGACAGTGAACCTCCCTCAGTAACGGCAAAGCCTGGGAGTTGCGATAGCGATAAATAAACAGCCTTTCAAAAGGAGAAACAGTATGCCAAAGGTAATCAGGTTTGACGGAAAAGAGGGAACAGACTTCCTGGGCCATCTCGCAACACGCCTCGACGATGTGGCGACGTCCAGGGGATACCGGTTCGACACCGCCGGTCTGAATCTCTCCGTGTGGTTCCAGCGACAGTTGGAATACATCGAGAGCGATCTCAACTTCGTCGAGTATGGCGAGCTTTCCTCGTGGAAGCACATCCCCATCGAATCCAAGGGCGGCGACAACAAGTGGTACACCTGGCGCTTGTTCGACAAGGTCGGCAAGTGGAAGATCGGCGGGACCGATGCCGACGACATCCCGGAAGTCAATATCATGGGCGCGGAACTGCCCGTGCCGATCCGTCCGCTCACCGGCGGGTTCAAGTACAACGTGCAGGAACTGCTCGACGGCAAGCAGGCCGCGCAGAACAACCCGAACGCGCCCTCTATCATGATCGAGCAGCAGAAGGCCACGGCGTGCATGGAAGCCTATCAGCAGCTGGTTGACCAGATTTGCTGGTTCGCCGATCCGTCCTCGCCTGTTTACGCGGGCCTCACCGGGATTTTCTACAACACGTATATCCCGACCGTCTCGGCAGCGCTCGGCACGTCCTCCAGCAAGACCACGTGGTTCAGTTCTCTGGGCGTTCCGCAGAAGACCCCCGACGAAGTGCTCGTTGACCTCAACGCGCCCCTCACGGCGATCCGGGTGAACACGCTCAACCGCTATTCGGCGGACGCGGTGCTCATGCCGATCCAGCATTTCAACTACGTGGCCAATACCCGTATCCAGGACGTGACCGGAAAAACGATTCTCAAGTTCTGGCTTGAGACGCATCCGGAAATCACGACCCTGGACATCTGCGTGCCATGCCTCAATGTGCCGGCGGGCGGGAACCTGGCAACCGCGACAGACGTGATCCTTTATTTCAAGAAGAGCGCGGATGTCGTGAAGCTGGTTCTGCCTCGCCAGTTCACCATGCAGCCCATCCAGGAAGTCGGGTTCAACTACAAGATCCCGTGCTGGGCGACAACGGCCGGCGTCATCACCAAGCGGCCGAAGGCCATGGCGATGCTCATCGGCACGTCGACCAACGCAGTAGGATCGTAGATCACGGTTCCATAAACGGCGGGGAGGTTCACGCTTCCCCGCTATCTTTTCACTGTTTTACCGGAGGGTAAAATGATTATCAACCGCAAGCGGCCGAACGACCACACAACGGCCGGGGTAACGTTCCACCCTGGCTCGCAATTCATCGCAGACGACTACTACCGGGGCCATTTGAAGGGAAATAAGGATTTCCAGGCCCAGCTCGATGCGGGGTTCATGGAAATCATAGTCCCGGCTGAAGAGCACACAGCAGCGGGGAAAGAGGTAGAGGCGCTTTTGTCAAAGGCGGAGAAGGCCCTGTCCGACAACGCAAAGTTAATTGCGGACGCCAAAACGCCGGAAGCGATAAAGAAAGCAGCGCAGGAGAAAACCGCAGCGCTCCAAGCGGAGGTCGATAAGGCAAAAGAAAGCGCCGCCGCTGCGAAGGGCAAACAGAAAACTTCCCTCGCCGAAACCATTGTGGCGCTGCCCGAGGCCAAAGCCATCGCGGTTATCAAAACAATCATCGACGGCGTGGAACTCAAAGAAATATCCAAGCTGGACAAGCGGCGCGATGTCGTGGCGGCAGCCGAAGCCCAGATCACGCTGCGCCAGGGCACCATGGATGGCATGGCCCCTGTTATTCCAAAAGCAACCGGCAACATTCCCATAGGGGATTTTGAATAAATGTCCGTTTCCGATCTCATTGCTGCAATTGCCCCCGCGTATGCGTCCGATTCGCGCATTGCCGTTTTTACCACATTGGCAACGCTGCAGACGAGCCGGACGCATTTCGGTCAGAATTATGAATACGCAGTTGCGCTGCGCGTCTGTCACATGATTGCCCGCGCACCGGCAAACGGTCCTGGAACACCAGGGGTTGTTACCAGCGCTGTAGAGGGCGCTGTATCACAGGCATACCAGATCTCGCCGGATTTGATGAAGCGCTACGGCGACCTGTGCAGCTCTCCTTATGGTTGTATGCTGGCAAGTCTGATCGACGGAAATATCGTGGGGCAGTTCGCGGTTGGTGGAGGATGTGGGGCCCTGGCAATGCGGCAAGGCGAGAACATCTAAGGAGAGAAATCGTGTGCTGCATCCAAAAATCAGCATTGAGGAAAAGGGCGGCAATGTTTATGAGAAGTTTCGGGCCGACCTTAAACAGCTGAACGGTGCGTTTGTAAAGTGCGGATGGCCCGAGGGAGCGAAAGTCGGCTATCCGAGCAAGCATAAAATCGGGCCGGTCGAAAGCAAGGACATGAGCGAGGTGGCGAAGATCGCTGCCTGGAATGAGTTCGGGGTCCCGAAGAAGCAGACGGAGACAGAAAAAATGCTCGGCATGGCGTCGGGTGGGTGGAGAATCCAACCGCGACCAGCTTTCCGAGCGGCAACAGACGGCAACCGGGAGAAACTGAAAGCATTTAAGGAACGGGTTTACAACGAATTTCTCCTCGGAAGGTTAACGCCGAAACAAGCTCTTGACGAAATAGGATTGTGGATGCAAGCACAAATCAGGGGTTCGATACTTCGCGGCGGATGGGCGCCGAATAAGCCGAGCACGCTGAAACAAAAGCACGGCTCAACGAAGCCTCTGATTGACACCGGACAAGAAATCAATTCGGTTACCTGGACAAATAGCCTGGACAAGAAATGAATCTCTTTTTTTCAAATAATGTCTTTACCGGTAGACGATTCGAGCAGCAGGAGCTTGACCATGGTGAGGTAGTTGCCGGGACTTCATACACAACATTCACATTCAACGCCAGTTATCAACCGCTCACGGCGCAGGAGATGCTTATGCTCGAAGAGGGCAAGCGAACGCGGATCAATTACAAGCACATTACGGTGACTGAATTAAACCTCGCCACGCAGACAACAAAGGCGGATTGGGTACAGATCGACGGAATGTGGTTCGAAGTCTCACATAAAAGCCCGTGGAAAAACGGCGTCCTTCCCCACTATGAGTATTTCGTGACGAAGATTGAAAACCCGAAAGACTACGAATGAGCGCCCCGGTAATAACCACTCAGCCAATTTCGCAGAGAATCAAGCTGGGCGCGGCTTTTGTGCTTTCTATCGTGGCTACGGGCGCCGCATCTTATCAGTGGTATATGCAAAGCATCACGGGCCAGCACGCGGCCCAGGCGATCACGGGCGCCGTTGCCGCCTCGTTTTCGATTTCTAATTTCGCCTATATCAATGAGGCAAATTATTACTGCGTTGCGATCAACGCCGATGGCTCTACGCAGAGCGCGGCCGCTACAGTCAAGGTTGCTGTCGGCCAGCTCGATGAGAAATTTTTGCAGCGCCGCATTTATGAATGGATCAACACGCTCTTTCCCCTCTGGGATACTGCCGGAACGCAGCCCGCGGGAACCGTAACGATGATCTGGCACATGCAGGATCTCGGCCGCTATCCAACGCCAATCCTCATGGGAAGGATCTCAGCGATCGGTCGGGTCGGCCGCGACGCGGTCTTCCCTCCCGACAACACAGGGAAACGCCGGCAGGCAGGCGCGCGCGGGTTCATGCTGTACCTGCAATACTTCGGTGCCGGCGCCCTCACCGCGTTGAGCAAGATCTACGACGCGAGTGACGACGGCGAATGTACCGCGGTCTTGCGCGCAGACGGGATCGTGCCGATCGAGCGGCAGGACGTTCTCGACGCGCACGCCTTTGTCGATACCATGCCGGAAGAACGCGCTATGCTAGATATCCGGTTTTACACCACAAGCGAATGGTTCACGCAGATCGACGTTATCGAGTCGGTAGACATGACCGGCGAGATCATTCTTGAAGACGTAACAAAACAGGAAGTAGAAATTTCAACCTAAAATCAGGAGGGTGCCATGTCGGACCTTGACCAGATGATTAAGATTAACATTGTCGAAGTGGCGGCGGGCGTTTCGGTCGAAGGGTTCGGTATCGGGCTCCTGCTTGCAAGCGATCTGAATTCCCCAAACCGCGTTGAGAGCTACACGGCGGACGACGACTACGCAGCGGATTTCGGCGTCGGCTCACTGGCAAAAGTGGCGCTCGACGCCTGTTTTGCACAGAATCCGCATCCTTCAATCGTGAAGGTCGGCAACGTGCAGGGAACGCGCAAGCTCACTGCAAGCAGCACGTCCGGTACCTGGACGGCCGGCAGCGCCAAAGTGACGGTCAACGGGGGGCTGGCGACTCAGAGCTTTGCAACCGACACGCCGACATCGCTCAGCGACCTTGCAACCGCAATCCAAGCGGCAGCGTCCGACTATCTCACATCCACGGTCTACAACACCGGCGTTATTACCTTCACCCCGAAAGCGGGAGTATTACTGGACATCGTTGTCGACCTATCCGGCATCACAGGCACGCTCAAACTCACGCTCACAGGGCAGCGCACGGAAAACCTTGACACTGCGCTTGCGGCGATTCGCCTAGCAGACGACGAGTGGACGCTTATCGCCGAAGACGAACGCACAGTGGCCCAGGTCGAAAAGGTCGCGGCGGCGGTTTCCGGGCTCGACAAGGTTCATTTCTATGCCTCCGCGGACCCGAATATCATCGGTGAAACGGTTTTAGCAGATACGACATCACTTGCCGCTATCTTCCGCGGTTTGGCCTATGCCAATACAGTAGGAATCTACAAGGGCGACGCAGCGACAAAGTTCTCGGACGCGGCGCTCTTGGCCTGGATCAGTGCGAACAACGCGCCCGGCTCGTACACGGCCTGCTTTAAGACATTGCTCGGCGAGGCTCCGGATTCGCTCACCACACAGCAGATGCTCAATTCAATCGGCTCGCCGGTCGACAGTCTCACCGGAAAGAACGTCAACGCTTACCAGCTCATCGCCGGGAAGCCAATGCTGCGGTACGGCGTGTGCGCGGACGGCGGTTTCATCGACGAGGTGATTTTCAAAATCTGGCTAAAGATGCAGCTGCAGAGCGCAATAGCCACGCTTTTTGTCCAGACGCCCAAGGTCCCGGGCGACATCAACGGCGCGGTAATGATAATGAACTGCATGATCCCGGTGTTCAAGCAGGCCCAGGTCAACAACGCGATCGGAGCATTCGGCACCGACAACGACCCGACCAGCGCGACCTACAAGCAGCAGAACAGCGGGTACTACATCATTCTCCCGGACATGAGCCTTCGCTCCGCGGCCGACAAAGCGGTGCGCAACCTTTTGGGGATCGAGTTTGGCGCCTGGTACACCGGTGCAATCCATACGACTCTCATCACCGGAATGCTGATCTAACGTTTCACGTGAAACACTTTGTTAACCTTTTAAGGAGTCTTGAACATGCAGACAAAAAACTTCGACCCCAAAAATTGGGGCATCAACGTCAGCGGCATCCCGGTGACCCGCCTTGTGGATAAAGAGGCGATCACGGTCAAGCGTTCCGAGGACAGGTACACGAAGCAGGTCGGGCGGCTCGGCGAAGTCACCCGGTCCCGGCAGCACAACAAGACCGGCGAGATCAGCTTCAAACTCATGCAGTCGTCGCCGAACAACGACCAATTTTCCCTGCTTGCTCAGCTCGACGAGCAGGCAAACGCGGGTGTCGTGCCGATCGTGATAAAGGATTTCAACAGCACGACAGCGTTCACCTGCGCAGAAGCCTGGATTCGGAAGAACCCGGACGAAACGATCGCGACAGACGAGAAAGAGCGCGAATGGGTTTTCGAGTGCGCAGACTTGGACGAGTTTTTCGGGGGTGCAATCAACTAGGCGCCCTTTCCTGCAATCACAATAAACCGGAGGGTTTGCAAAATGGAAGGGAACACAAAGGTAATTGACGGCTACACGGTCTACGTGGCGCCGCTCCTGGGGGAAACCTCAGTCCTTGTTTTTTACCAGCTGCAGAAGAGTCTTATTCCCGCTTTCGTCAAGATGCTTTCGTCGGTTCGCGGAGTGTTCTCTCAGGCAGAGCAGGAAGCCGCCGAGGATGCGCCGGCGGAAGTCGAAACACCCAAGATTTCATTCAAAAAGCTCCTTGACGTTGACCTGCAAACGCTGGATTTTGCGCAGATCGCAGACGCCATTGACGAAATCCACGAAAAGATGAACCCGAAGCAATGGCTCGACTTCCTGCACCTTGCCTTGACGCAAACCACAGTCGACGGAAAGCCGGTCACAGAAAAACGGCACTTCGACGACGTTTTTTCGCGAAACATCCTTTTCATGTATAAGGTGCTCTGGTTCACCCTAACGGAGAACTACAGGGATTTTTTCGACGTGGCCGCCTCTTTTCCTATGAACGGAAACGAAAAGCGGCCAACGCAGACAGCCGGAAAATAGAAGAGATCGTTGACAGTCTTGACGAATCGGTAAAGGCAAAGCACTTGGTGCACAGGCTCATCATGGACAAGTGGGCGACAAAAAAGGAAATCAACGAGTCCTATACGTTCATGGATATTGTCGAGGCTAACGCTGTTCTTGACTGTAAAGCAGCGGTTGAAATAGAAACCGCTCCGGAAATGCCGAAGCTACCAACATGACACTTCGCGAACTCATCACAAAAATAGGCTTCTCGGTCGACGAGCGCGGACTTGACGTATACGACCGTGCGATCGGCAGGGTCTATGAGAAGACGGACCGCCTTTACAAGAACCTCGAACGCGCGGCCGACGGCATCACCCGGATCGGCCGCAATATGTCTCTTTATATTTCGGCACCGCTCGCGGCCCTGGCCGTCACCTCGGTCATGGCAGAAGCAAAGCTCGGAGACCTGCAGAACAAATGGGGCGTGTTCCTGGGCTCGCAGAAAAAGGGAACGGAGCAGGTCGAGGAATTTTACGAAGTAGCACAGAAGACGCAGTTCGGCGCCGACCAGGTCGGGCAATACGCGGATGAAATGCACCGGCTCGGGTACGCAACCAACAAGATAATCCCCTACTTCAAAGTTTTTTCCAACATCGCGGCAGGGTCCGGGCAGGACGTTGGTACGCTGATTGCCTACACGCAGGAAATGATAAACTCGCCGGCGTCGGCGGGCATGATCTTAAAGCGGATGCAAAAACAGCATATTGTCAACGCTTCCACAATGCGCGCGGTATTCGGCGTGGATGCATCGACAGCCTACGGGCAGCGCAGGCTCTCTCAGCTTGCCATGGCGGGCAGGATCGACGCGAGCTCGATCATGAACCTCTTTCAGAAGGAGGGCGGGCCCGGCGGCCGCTATTGGGGCAAGGCAGAAGAGCGGACGCATACCCTCACCAAGAAGACGCAGCTGCTCGGCGAGTCGTTTTTTCTCCTGCGCGCGAAGATCGGTGAAACGCTCGACAAATCGGTAAACCTGCAAAAGTGGATCGGTAAGATCACCGATTTTATCGACAAGCTGCGCGCGATGCTCGAGCACACAAACCCGGGAATGAAGACGTTTTTGGTGACCGTGGGCGGCTTGGCGTTTGTGGCCGGGCCCGCGCTCGCCGGCGTCGGGAAGCTGCTACACATGCTGCTCAGCATGGGCACCGCGCTCGCAATGCTGCGCATGGCAGGGTTTGCAGGAGGCGCCGGAGGGATCATCGGCATGTTCAAGGCGATTGCCGGCGGGTTCGGTTCGATCGCGCTCAAGGCCGGGCCTATGCTGCTTATGCTTTCCGCTATCGCTATGCTCGCCCAGGACATTTTCGTTTACATGCAATACGGCAGTAAGGCGAACACGGTGACCGGCGCGCTCGCGGCGTTCCTCAATAACTCGAATAACCCGATCGTGCAGGGCATCAACAACATGCTCAATACGATCGTTCAATTTTTCTACGATCGGTGGACCGAGGTAAAAAATTGGTGGGACGGTCTTTGGGGCAATCCATGGCAGGCGTTCGAGGACATGATACCCGACTGGCTCAAGGACTTTGTTTTCCAGCACGGCAAGGGCGAGACGTTCGGGAAAGGATCATGCGCGGCCTCTCAGGTTTACAATCCACACAGCCCCGCCGGTGCGCTCGGTTCCGGGCACCAGGTCTATTTCCAGCCCGGAAGCATCATTGTTCACGCTCCCGCGGGGTCCACGGCAACGCAGATACAGGCGATAGATGAGCACATCGAGAAACACGTCATTCCGAAGATTTCGAAGCACCTGGCGAACCAACTAAATAACCTGCAGACGGATGAATAATGATTGATCTGCTTTTAGGGAGAAAGAAGGATCCGCCGTCGTTTAAGAAAACGGGCGCGTCCGCTATTCTCCTGCAGCTCGACGCCGGGATCTCCGAGCGGCACAGCTACAAGAACCGGGTCACGAAATACCCGGTCGAGAAGGGGCTCGACATAACCGACCACATCAAACAGGAGCCGGAGTCGTTTGTCCTGGAAGGCATTGTTTCCAATTCTCCGATCGCACAGATTCCGTTTCTCAGCGACTACAACGCGATAGTCAACCAAGGCAAAGATCGCGTTATGTCGGCATACGAGGCGCTTCTCCTTATCGCAGGGCGCAAGATGGTGAAGGTGCCGACCATGACCGGAGCCGATGAACAAACAACGATCGCTACGAAGCCTCTTGTGGTGGATATTGCCGCGAATTTGCGGGTATTCAATGACATGGTTATTGAGGAGCTCGACTTTGATTTCGACGCGAAGACCGGCGATGCGCTTCCTTTTAAGGCGACAGCGTGCCGAATTGTCAAGGTGAGCACCTCTAAAACAACAATAAACTTTGTGAGCACCAGCGCCGGCGGCGCGGGCGGGACCGACGACCAGGTGGATAAGGACGATAAGGGAACGCAGGAAACGAAGCCGAAAAAACCGACGAGCTGGATGTATGGCGCGGGCGAAATGATAGGGATTTTCAAATGAGCTACGATATGAACAGTGCGGTCATTGTGCCGCTTTTCTCGAACGCGCATTTTACTCAGATCGTTGTGATTGACAGCGTGCAGTACCAACTCGCCTTCAACTGGAATGGGCGCGGCGGCTTCTGGTCGATGGACATTGCGGACGGCGCCGGCACCCTGCTTATCGCCGGGCTCCGGCTGGTGATGTGGTATCCGCTCACGCTGCAGTATAATATTGACGGATTACCGACAGGCACGTTTTTTCTTATTGACAATTCGATTGAAACCTGGAAGCAAGAGGCGGGTCGCAACGACTTCGCGGCACGCAAGCTGGAGCTTGTCTACATGAGCAAGGCAGCATGAACCATTATCTTTTCAACCGGGCCTACTCGCTCACGATCGGTTACCCGAACAGCCAGAATGAGGCGCGCGTATATTCCGGGCTCCGGTGTTCCTTCGACATCACAAAATCAGAAATGCCAGGCAGCAATTCATGCACGGTCAAAATAAATAATCTCAGCGACGACTCCCGGGCGTTCATCAAGGAAGGGACCGCGGCGAAAGACTACCACGACGGCATGACCATTATTCTTAAAGCCGGGTACGAGGAAATGGGCGACATCGACAACCTGCCCACGATTTTCACCGGCAATATAATGACCTCGACGCACGATACGACCCGGCCCGAGGTAGAAACGGTGCTTACCTGTTGGGATGCGGCGGTCAATCTGAAAACCTCTCATTTCAGTGGGACATACCCCAAGGGAACGAAAATATCGCAGATCATAAATGACATCGTTTCTGCGCTGTCGCTGAACATGCAGACGCCGATAGGCAACGTCTTAAGCAATAACACCATTGCAGACATCGCGATCGGCTGGTCCTGGGCGTACCACGGCAACGCGGCCGACGCTCTGCGGAAATGCTGCGACCGAATGGCTCTGCGATTCAGCGTGCAGAACAACAAGGTCAAAATCTATCCGGTGAGGGGCAAGAATGGCGGCGCCGGATCGGACGGCACTCCCGCTTTCTCCGCATTCCTTATCGGCAGCCCGAAGCGCATGGCGAAAATGCAGGCAGGGATAGAAATGCTGGATTTTGGCGGGTATGATTTCGACGTTCTGCTTTGCCCGCTTGCAGAACCAGGCAACACCGTAAATCTCACCGCGTCCAGTATAGAAAATTCTCCGGTGCCGCTTGTCGTCTCGGAAGTTCATCACCAAGGCGACACCCACGGCGAGGATTGGAAGAGTAGCATCAAAGGACGGAAACCGTGAACGGTTATGTCGAAAAGGATTCGGCGCAAGCTGTAAAGGCGCTGATTCTCAACATCCTGTCGAAAGAAATCCATACGGCAATGCCGGCGGTGGTGACCGCGGTTTCCGGCACTTCACCGGTGACCGTGAGTGCAAAGCCGCTCCTCAGGTTGGTGTCAATCGCAGGAAAGCAAAGGGCATTCCCCGAGATTCAAGGGGTTTTGTTGTTGACATACGGGACTCAGGACACGGCATTTCTCATGCCGGTGCAGAAGAACGACCTTGTCCTGCTTGTTTTCTGCGAGCGCAGCCTGGAAAAGTGGGCAATGGGAACGAACCCCGCCGACACGATACCGGGCCGCCATTTCGAGATTGCGGATGCCTTTGCAATTCCATTCAACCTTGCGCTCATTAACGGCTCCGATCCTATGGCCGACGCGACATACAACAACAAAGACCTAGTGATTAAACATAAAAATTCCAAAATGACAATGAAGAATGGGATCACCGGGGACACGGTAGAAATAACAAATTCCACATCGGCGACGGGAGCAAAGGCAACACTCTTGCCTTCCGGCAACATCGCGATTGAAACCGCTCCGCTCGGCCTCGTGACGCTCAACGGCAAGGCGGTCGCGGACGGCGGGACGCTTTTGCCGACCGACGGCGTGGTCACGGGAATGTGTTCCTGTTCTATCACCGGTGCTCCGCACCCGGTAGTATCGCTCACGGTTCTTGCGAAAGGGTTGGTTCCATAATGTTGTTCGACGAAGCAGTTGACCCGGCAACGGGTGACCTGATGTTCAACGCCGAGGCTGGCGCGTACAGCGATTACATCAATGACGGCGGCATCGCGTCGGGCAAGGACCAGGTGCGGCAGAATATCGAGGACCGGCTGCGCATGGTCTACGGTGAGTGGTTTCTCAACACAGAGATCGGCGTCCCGTGGTTTGATAAGGTTTTCGTGAAGAACCCGGACTTGAGCGCCATTGACATCATCCTGAAAACGACGATCCTGGGCACGAGTGAGGTCGAGGAACTGCTTGCCTACAAATCGAGTCTGGACCGGACGCGGCGCGTTTTTTCGGTCGCCTTCACCGCGCTTTCAATTTATGGCGAAGTTGCTTTTAATAATCTGGAGGTTTAACATGGCATATTCAAGCATGACGATCCTCTCCGGCTTCGGCCTCACCGCGCAAGGTTTCGAGAAACCGCTGCTCGCCGATATCCGGGCTGCGGCGAACGCGCAATATCAGAGCATATATGGGACGCCTAACATCCAGGACGGATCGCGCATCGGCACACGTATCGGGATCATGTCGAAGCTTCTTGCGGACTCCTGGGAGGGCATCGAGGGCGCGTATAATGCTCCGTTCCCGAGCAAGGGAGACGACACCAGCTTTGCGGACGTGATGGATCTGGTGGGGCTGAACATGCTTCTCGCAGCCGCTACGCAGGTAATCTGCAAAATTCGTGTCTCAGGAACCTATACGGGAATGTTCACCATCCCTCAAGGATACGCAATACAAGACCCGAGCGGGATTGTTTTCAAATTGGCAAACGATATTGACTGCAATGTCGGACTAGATAGCGCGTTTCTGGATTTTCCTGGTCCATTTCAAGCCGCATCAACGGGCGCTATCACAGTACCAGAAGATCAAACGTGGACATTCCCACAGCCCGATGGTTTGCCCGCAGGCCTTTCCGTAACTCAAGTTACCAACGAATTTGCAGGAACGACCGGCCGAGACGCCGAGACGCCCGCAGAGGCCCGCCTGCGACGCAGGAAGAGCCTCCAAGTGGTAGGCGCGGCCAACATCGACGCAATCGTGGCGCGGGTACTCAACAACGTTGCAAATGTCACGAGCTGTAAAGGGTTTGAAAATCCCGACGACGTGGCGGACGCTCAGGGGCGGCCTCCACACTCTATCGAAATAATGGTCGCCGGTGGTACCGACGCGGATATCGGCGCAATGCTCTGGTCATGCAAGGCGGGCGGCATCGCCTTCGCGGGTAGCTCTTCTGTTGTCGTGGTTGATTCTCAAGGGAACAACCAGACGGTACTTTTCACGCGCCCGACTTCTGTTCCCATGGCCGTCGAGGTGACTATAACACGCTACAGCGAAGAGGCGTTACCTGCGGACTATGAAAACATCATCGAGGCCGCTGTTGAGGCGTATGCGGCGTCCTTCGCAATCGGGCAGGACATGCTCATCGATCGCTGGCTCGGGCCCGTCTATGCGGCATGCACGGGCGTCGATAAGATCACGATTCGGCAGGCGATCAATGGCGGAGGCTGGCAGACCGACGACATCGCCGTTGACTACAACAAGTACCCCGGTACCGTCACCGTTACCGTCGTGGGGCCATAATGGGATTGCAGACCATTTCTGATTACTCGGCGCGCGCCTTGAGCCTTATTCCGAACTACATGCTTCGGAACAAGGCGGGCGACGTGTCGTACTTTGCGCAGGAGATGATGGCGCTCGGCGATCAGGTGCAGGCACTTGAAACCGCAATCATGGCGGTCTACCTGTACCGCGGGATCGATGCGGCCGTTTCAGGTGGGTACAGTCAAACGCTCGACGACATCGGCACCATTGTCGGGTGCCCGCCGCATATCGTTGGAGGCTCATCTACCATGAGCGACGCGGACTATGCAATCGCGCTGCGTGCTCAGATTTCCATGAACACCTCTCAGGGAGAACCGGAGCGATTGATTTCCGCGCTCCAATTTCTCACAACCGAACCGGGCGGTGCCGCTTCAAAGGTAGACTACATCAGGATCAATCCGGCGTCGGTCTGTCTGAATATCGAAGATCCCGCGGTTGTGCCGTCTTTTCTTGAACAGACCATGAATCAGGTAAAGGCCGGCGGTGTAGCAATCTCAGTCCAACAAAGCACGGCACGGCCCTTCTGTTTTTCTGTTGACGGTTCGACCCCGTGGTATTCAAACGGAAAAGGATTCGGGAATAATTCAACGGACGTAAACGGCGGACAATTAGCGACACCTTTATTTATGGAGTAGCACAATGTCAAACCTCGTACTAGATGCAATCACTGCAGGGACCCCTATTTATCCTGACGTTGCGGTTAATTCTGACGGAACAAACCACGACATCACTGATAGCGAAAGTGGACAGCCAAATGTGTCTACACTCTCCTCTCCTATATCGCTGAATGGATGGCCGGGGAATGGCATCCCAATTTTTTCAGACCTCAACAAACTGTTTAGAATGATTACTCAATG